AAGACGCAGACCAACCTGGGCGCCGCCGACGCGGCCAAGGCCCTGCTGGCACAGCGGAGGGCGGCACATGCTGGGTAATCAGGAGCAGGATCGGCTGGTCGATCTGCTGGTGGCCACCGCCGAGGTGATTGGCGACCAGCTCAGCCCGAACGCCGCCGCCTACATGGTTTCGGATCTAGCGCAGTACCCGCTGCCGATGCTGGAGCGCGCGCTGGCAGCGTGTCGCCGGGAGTTGAAAGGTCGTCTGTCGCTGGCCGCAGTTCTTGAGCGGATCGAGGACGGACACCCAGCACCGAATGAGGCTTGGGCCAATGCGATCCGTGCCGCCGATGAAGGTTCGACCGTGGTGTGGACTGAGCAGACCCGCGATGCGTGGGCGGCGGCGCTGCCGCTGGTGCAGGCGGGCGACAAGATCGCGGCCCGGCCGGCATTCCTGGAGGTCTACACCCGGCTGGTGAAGGACGCGCGCGCTGCACACCGAACGGCTACTTACCAGCTGTCCCTCGGCGCTGATGTGTCTGGCCGGGATGGGGTGCTGCAGCAGGCCGTGGCCGCTGGCCATCTGACGCACGAGCAGGTGGCCGAGCATCTGGCGCTGCCGCCGGCAACCCCGGCGTTCAATCCGGTGGCGCTGCTGGCCGGGACCGTTGAAGCCTCGCCGACCGCCGATTCCAGGACGCGTGCGCGTCTGGCGGAAATCGCGGAGCTGCTGGGAGGCAAGACCGCATGACTAGCCCCGATCATTTCGACCTGGAAGTGCGCCTGGTCAGCGAGCCTGTGGCCGAGGCGGGTTGGTATCTGGCCTACGGCTACGGGATCAAGCCGATGGTGGTCTACGCGACGCGCGGGATGACTGTCTGGCGCGACGGCATGCGGCGGATCCCGATCACCCGCTACGCCGGCCCGATCCCGGAGCTGCGCTGATGTGGTCGAACGCACCGCCGCCGACCAGGGCAGAAGCGGCCCGGATCGAACTGGCCAAGACGGGCCCGTGCATGGCCTGCCTGACGCTGCAGATGCAGGGCCTGCTAGACCCGGAGTTGGTGGTCTACGGCTGCGACTACAACCACGCCAAGAGCGGGAACCTGCGGCGCGGCCACCTGTTCGGCTACGCGCTCTGCAAGTGGCACCACATGCGGCATCCGATGGAGGGGAACACCTTCGCGACGATGCGCCAGATCTACGGCCCGAGCCTGATGGATGGCTCGCGGACCTTCCACGAGACGTATGGCTCCGATGACGAGCTGATTGCCAATCAGACCTACGTGAACGAATTGAGGGCATGACCATGATGGACAGGAGCAAGACCAATGCAGGCAGAGTGCGCGCGCTGTTCGAGCGCCGGCCATCCGCAGCGCTGATGGCCCGCGAGATCTACCAGGGCGTGGGGGCATCGACGCCCACCGACCGTGACCGAATCCGCAGCGCGCTGCGAGACCTTACCGAGGCCAGCTACCTGGTGAAGGATGGCATTGGCCAACGGGCGGTGTTCCGGCTGTCGGGTATCGGCATGCCCCGTGCGTTCGTTGTGACGGACGAGCAGCGCGAGCGCTGCCGTCTCGACAAGGCACACAAGCAAGCGCTGCGCCGGGCCGCGAGCCGAGGTGGGGCGGCAGGCTCGCGCACGGCGGACAAGATGACCATCAACCGGGCGCGGGTGGAGCGGCTGTCCGGCCTGGCGCCGGCGAAGGCGTGGGGCAAGGAAAAGGACGGCCAGCGGGCCGCCGAGACGGTGGAGCAGTTCGAGGCGCGCGGCGGGCAGGTGCAGCGCCTTTCGGCCAGCTGGGAGCGCGCAGCATGACGGTCCTCGACCTGAAGCCATGCCCGTTCTGTGGTGGCTCGGCCAGCGTTAAAGCCTTCTCGCAGGAGCACTTTATCTACGGTGACGTTCCTTGGCGGAGGATCCATTGCCAGTGCATTTCCGCGTTGGAACAACTTGCTGAGGAATGTGAGGCAGACATTGTTGCGGCATGGAATCAACGCGCCCAGGTCGTAGAGAAATGGCTGCCCATCGCGGACGCGCCACAGGACGGGACGCGGCTGATGCTGTGGGACTCGGTGAGCAAGCGGCCGGTGTTCGGGAGCTGGCGGGGTGACAACCCCAAGATCACGCACTTTGCGGCCGAGCCGGCCGGCCCGGAGGTGCCTTCTTGACGGGCCACAACCGGACAGAGAAAGAGGCCCTCAAAGGGCCCGCACTGAATGACGACGATGCGCGATCGCGCGCTGCACGAGCAAACCACCAAGGGGAAGGCGCATGCAAATGAATAATGCCCGCGAACTGCTGTCCAGCCGGACTGGCCCAAGAACAATGAGCTTTGACGGGTCTGCCGGTGGCCCGTCCAGCCAGGAGATCGTCGCAGCGTTGGCATACGTTCCTCACGGTTTGGGGCATGAGCTGCTGCAGGCACTGTGGTGGCCCGAGAGCGGCCAGCGTCGACGTGAGCAGTTGCGCCTGGCCGTCGTTGGCTTGGTCGCGCCGGAGTTCACCCGCCAGATGCACGATCTTGCCGATGCCCGCACGGAGTTCGGGATCGCCAAGGCCAGCATGGGCTGGGGCGGGGGCGCGGTTACGGACGTGCAGCGACGTGAACTGCGGCGTGCCGAGCAGGCGCTGGAAGATGCACGAGCGGCGGCGTGGCCGAACAACACAATGGAGCAACTTGGGGTGCTGGCCGGGGCGGTGATCGAAGAGATGGCCGGGGCGTGCGAATGTTCCCGCTGTGGAGGAAAGAAGGTTCTCATGGACCCTTCGATTGCGGGAATCGTGAACTGCGACAGCTGCGGGGGGAGTGGCTTCGATCCGCTCAGCGGCCGGAAGCGTGCGGCTGCCATCGGTGCCGACTGGTCCGCCTACAGCCGGTTCTGGCGACCGGTCTATGAGTGGATGCTCTTCAACTTCCGTGCATCCGAGGCGCGCGCTGCCAGGCAGTTCAGCAAGGCACTCACGCAGGCCGCATAGCGATGACTTCCTAGGTCATCGAAAAAGACGGCAATCTTGCCACCATCCAATCGCAAGCCCCGGCCCAGCCGGGGCTTTTTCTTTGCCCGGAGACGCTATGGCGCAGATCACTCCCCAACAGGCTGGCGGCGTGAACGTCGTGGCCTTCCTCGACATGCTGGCCTGGTCCGAAGGTACGGACAACGGCAAGCAGCCGACCAAAGACCGTGGCTACGACGTGATCGTTGGCGGGCAGTTGTTCAAGAGCTATGCCGACCATCCGCGCGTGCTGGTCGACCTTCCGAAGCTCAAGATCCAGTCCACTGCGGCAGGCCGCTACCAGCTGCTGCGCCGCTACTACGACGCCTACAAGAAGACGCTCGGCCTGAAGGACTTCTCGCCTTTGAGCCAGGACCTGATTGCGCTGCAGCAGATTCGGGAGCGCCGCGCGCTGCCCCTGATCCAAGCGGGGGAGATCGAGGAAGCCATCACGGCCGTCCGCAAGACCTGGGCGAGCCTGCCTGGCGCGGGCTACGGCCAGCACGAACAGAAGCTTGCCGACCTGTTGGCCGTGTACCGCAAGGCCGGCGGGACGGTGGCGCCGTGACCGAGCCTGTGAGCACTCTGAAAACCATCGTAGGGACGTTCACCGCGGCCGTTGTGGCACCGGCGACGGCTGATGCGCTGAGGGAGGCCGAACGGGTGATCCTCGGCGTACCGCAGTCCGTGCTGCTGGTTGCCATGGCGGGAGCGCTGATCGGCGTCCTGCTGCTGCCGGAGAAGGACGCGGAGCGGGTAGCCGCTGACGCCAGTCGCCGGCGCGGCCACCGCCTCCTGCAGACCGCCGCGCGCTGGGCTGCTCTGGCTGTGGCGGTCGTGGCCTACGCCATCGTGGCCGCATGGGTCATTGCCGTTGCAGCGTCCATCTGGCCGGCGCTGGCGGGCGCGCCGCAGCTGCCCCTGGCCGGCCTGTCCGGCGTCCTGATCCGCCGGCTGTTGCCCGGCTACGTGCGCATGGTGGAGCGGGCCACCGGTGCGATCGGAGGCGATAAGCCATGAGCGTACTGATTCGTTTCTTTCGCGCGCTGTGGACGCTGATCGTCGGCGCCGCTGCCGACGCGCTGGCGTGGCTGGTCAAGCCCGGCAGCAAGGTCAAGCTGGTGTGCGCGGTTCTGGCCTTCGGCTGCATGGTCTCCGGGCTGACTGCTTGGGAGAAGGAGCAAAAGATCCGCGACCTGAGCGCCCAAGTCATCAAGGTCCGGGCCGACTGGCAGGCCGATGCCGCTCGACTGCAGGCCGACGTGGACAGCCGCGATCAGCGTCTGGCTGAGGTCGCCGCCGCACTGAGGGCCGAAGCCGAGAAGCTGGAAGCGCTCAAGGCAGAGAGCGCGGCAGCACTTCAGGAGCTGGCCGGCAAGATCGAGGCATCCGAGAAGGAGGCTTCCAGCTGGCGCGGTCGCTATGAGCAACGGCCCGACACCTGCAAGGCAGCCCTGGAGCTGCTCGATTCCGCCTGCCCGGCGCTGAAGGGGTACTGATATGCGGCTCCCAATGTGGCTCTACATCGATAGGGAAAGCGCCATTGAGGCCGGGATGACCCATGAGGGTCGCCTATTCGGCGTTCCGGCCTGGTTGCGCGAAGACAGCGATTCCCAGGTGACTGGCAGTCCGAAGGTTCCGGCGTTGCACTTGTGGTGCATGGCAGTGGACCTGGTTCTGGAGATCGCCGCTGCGTTCGTACAGGAGGATCGCACCCTGGAATCACCCATCACCCTCGGTAGGAGGATCGCACCATGAGGTTCGCACTCCTGTTGGCGGTCTCGCTGCTGGCCGCGTGCCAGGCCGCACCTACCAAGCCGAACCCGCCGCCGGCAGCCGTCGTCACGGTTCCGGTGGCCACCTATGTGCCGATCGACGCCCAGCTGCGAAAGCGCTGCAAGTGGGTGAAGGATGCGGCGCCGTCTGCCGTATTCGAGGTGAGCAACGGCCGGAAGCGTTGCCTGCTGCAGTATGAGGCGCAGCTCGACGGCATCGACCAGGTGCAGGGCAAGCCTGTCCCGGATTCGCCCTGATGGTCCTGCAGACGGCGCGGGAACGCCGCGTGCTGGCGCTGGGCCGGCTGAAGACGGGCGAGATGAACAAGACCGAGGCCGCGTATGCCGAGCGGCTGCGCGCGATGCAGGCTTCGGGCGAGGTCCAGTGGCACAGGTTCGAGGGCATGAAGCTGCGCCTGGCCGACAACACGTTCTACACCCCGGACTTTGCCGTCATGGCTGCCGACGGTGTCATGGAGTGCCACGAGGTGAAAGGGCACTGGCAGGACGATGCCCGGGCCAAGATCAAGATCGCAGCGGCCATGTACCCATTCCGCTTCATCGCGGTGAAGGTCAGGCGCAAGCGCGACGGCGGTGGCTGGGAAGTGGAGGAATTCTGATGCACGCGACAGTGACTGCGTCGGTCCGCCTGCGGTGGTGGCTGCGGTGGTATCTGGCTGCCGTGGTGTGGTTTGCCCGGGCCACGGGCATGGACCCGGACTGGGAGTGGGTCGAGTGGTGGATACGCCGCGGCCTGGTACTGCGATCGACGAGGGTTGGTGATGGACGCTGCACGGATTGAAGAGGTGGCGGCTGCCCTGACAGCTGAGCAGGCGGCGCGCGCTGGTGCTGATGCTGCTCTGGCAGCGCTCATCGAAGGCAGCACCGACAGCCGCATCGACCGACTGGTCGGGATCATCGAGCAGCAGGGCAAGCAGATCGCCGAGCTGGCAATGCACGTTGGCCTGCTGGTGCAGGCCGTGGCGCAGCTGCTGGGCGAGGAGGCCGGCGCGCCGGTGCGTGACGAAACTGCCGAGCCGGAGCGAGTCGACCTGGACGGGAAGCCTTACTGATGCCAACCCGGCCACCCCAGCACCGTGCGGCCGGCTGGCGCCCCTACAAGGAGACCACCGCCCAGGTCCGCAAGAGGCAGGCACGCCGCGCCCTGCCCACCAACTGCTCGCTGTGGCGCCGGCTCCGTGCGGTGGTGCTGGCTCGTGAGCCGTTGTGCAGATGCTGCGCTGGGCAGGGCAGGGTGCGGCCGGCCACCGAGGTCGACCACATCGACGGGGACGACAGCAACAACGCCGACAGCAACCTGCAGCCGCTGTGCCGGCCGTGCCATAGCGCCAAGACGGCGCGTGAGAACGGCGGGTTCGGTAGGGATGCCCGCTAGCACGGCGGAGCTGAACGAGGCGCGAGTTATCCACAGAAAAAATGAACGAAATGGGAGGGGGGAGGGTCAAAGTTGAGGGCCTTCCTCGCCCGATACGCGGGCCCCCCTTTCTTCTCGCGTCCACAGAATTTGAATTTTGGATTTGGAGCTGACCGGCGATGGCCAGGCACAAGCAGCCAGCCGAGCTGGCAAAGCTCAAGGGGGCGGACAAGCGCAACCCGCAGCGTTACAGGGCTGAGGTGCCAAAGGCGGGGAAGGCCCTGGGCAAGGTGCCCGGCCACCTGCCGGACGAGGTCGCGGTGGTCTGGAAGGAGCTGGAGAAGTGCGCCCTGCCTGGCGTCCTGACCAGCGCCGACCGTTTCATCATGGAGGTGGCGTCATCGCTGCTTTCCGAGTTCCGTGCCAACCGCGGCGAGTTCGTTGCGGCCAAGTACTCCCACCTGATCGGCTGCCTGGCCCGCCTGGGCCTGACCCCGGCTGACCGTCAGAAGCTGGGGACCGAAAAGACCCCGGAGGGCAACCCATTCGACGAGTTCTGATCCATGACGCCGAGCGAATCAGCCAAGGCATACGCCAAGGGCGTCACGTCAGGAAAGATCCCGGCCGGCGAGTTCATCCGTCTGGCGTGCCAGCGGTTCTTGGATGACCTGAAGCGCAAGGGGGCCGACTGGCCCTACAAGTACGACGCCGAGAAGGCGGACCGCGCGGTGCGGTTCATGGAGAAGATGCCGCACACGAAAGGAAAGTGGGCGGCACAGAAGCGCCTGCTGGTGCTGGAGCCCTGGCAGCACTTCATCGAGTGCAACCTGTTCGGTTGGGTCCACAAGAAGACCGGCCATCGGCGATTCCGTCGCGCATATGAGGAGATCCCGCGCAAGAACGGCAAGTCGTTGCGACTGGCTGCCCGAGGTCTGTACCTGTTCTGCGCTGACGGCGAGGCGGGCGCGGAGGTCTATTCGGGCGCGACCAGCGAGAAACAGGCGTACGAGGTGTTCCGCCCGGCTTGGCAGATGGTCCAGAAACTACCGGCCCTGCGCGCCCGCTTCGGTATCGAACAGGCGGGCAACCCGAAGAACCCGGGGCCGCTGTTCGTCATGGAGGACATGTCCAAGTTCGAGACCATGATCGGCAAGCCTGGCGACGGCTCCAGCCCGCATGCGGCCTTGGTGGACGAGTACCACGAACATGACGATGACCACATGGTCGACGCCATGGAAACCGGCATGGGCGCGCGCGAGCAACCCCTGCTGTCGATCATCACCACGGCGGGCACCAACCTCTCCGGTCCATGCTTCGAGATGCGGGGCGATGCCATCCGCATCCTGCGCGGTGAGGTGACTGACGAGACGGTTTTCGCGGCGATCTACTGTATAGACGAGGGCGACCGCTGGGACGATCCGGCGAGTTTGCGCAAGGCCAACCCGAACTACGGCGTTTCCGTGTTTGAGCAGTTCCTGCTCGACCAGCTCGCCAAGGCAAAGCGGTCGGCCAGTAAGCAAAGCGCGTTCCGTACCAAGCACCTGAACGACTGGGTCGGCGCCAAGCTGGCATGGATGAACATGCTGGCCTGGCAGCGGCAGAAGCGACGGTTTGAGGTGTCCGACTTTGCGGGCTGTCCGTGCTGGGTCGGCGTCGATCTGGCATCCAAGCTGGACGTGGCTGCCGTGGTGCTGCTGTTCGAGAAGGGCGATAGCTACTACGTCATTCCCCGGTTCTACGTGCCGGAGTCGGCCGTGGAGGAAAACGAGAAGTACCAGCAGTTCCTGCTGGACGAGCTGATCGTGTCCACGCCGGGGAACATGACGGACTACGCGTTCATCGAAGAGGAGCTGAAAGAGCTTGCGGCACAGGGCGTCGACGTGCGGGACATTGCCTTTGACCCGGCCCAAGCGGCGTACCTGATGACGCGCCTCGAACAGGAAGGGCTGCCGACCGTGGAGATGGCGCAGTCAGTGCGCAACCTCTCCGAGCCCATGAAGGAAGTGGAAGCCCTGATTCTGTCGCGGCGCCTGTGGCACGACGGCAACGCGGCCATGACCTGGATGATGGGCAATGTAGTGGCGCGCGTGGATGCCAAGGAACACGTCTATCCCCGCAAGGAAAAAATGGAAAGCAAGATCGACGGCGCGGTGGCGCTAATCATGGCCTTGGGCCGCGCCATGCAGGCGCGGGACACCGGCACAACCCAACAAGGCTTCGTGGTGATCGACTGATGTTCGGACTATTCGAGAAGAACCGGCGGGCCGATACCCGCGACCGTATCGAGCCGACGATCAGCAACCTGGTCGACGGCGAGGTGATCCAGTCCTCCAGCATGGGCATGTTCGAGGTGTTCGGGAATCCGACGACGGCCTCCGGCGCCGTGGTGAGCCCGGAATCAGCGATGCGGGTCTCGGCGGTGTTTGCCGCCGTCTCGCTGCTTGCTGGTGCGATCGCCCAGCTGCCGCTGCCAGTGTTTGAGCGGGTGGATGGCCATCGCAAGCGGGCGGAGCACGACTACTGGTGGCTGCTGAACGAGCAGTTCTCCTCCGGCTGGTCGAGCGCCACCGGCTGGGAGTTCATCGTTGGCCAGATGCTGCTGCGCGGTGATGGCGTGGTGTATGTGACGCGCAACCGTGCCGGGGTGGCGACCGGGTTGATCCCCTGGCCACGCGACAGGGTGATGATCCTCAAGCAGGAGAAAACCAGCCCGCGGGAGCCGACACGCCTGCAGTACACGTTCCACGATGCGGACGGGTACTTCACCGTCGACCAGGACGACGTGCTCCATTTCCCCGGCTTCGGTTTCAACGGCGTGCACGGCATGTCGGTGATCCAGTGGGGCGCTCGGAACGGCATCGGCATCGCCATCCAAGGTGACGAGCACGCCGGCAAGTTCTTCAGCGAAGGCGGCAAGCCCGAAGTGGCCATCCGAACGCCCAACAAGATGACCAAGGAGCAGCAGGATGATTTCCGCGACGCCTGGGTCAAGAAGTACGGCGGGGTGCAGGGCAACCGTCGGATCCCCTTGGTCCTGACCGAGGGGCTGGAGGTACACGAGCTGACTATGTCGGCGGTCGACCAGCAGCTGCTGGAGTCCCGGCAGTGGCAGGTGATCGATGTGGCCCGCGCCTTCGGTGTGCCGCCCCACATGATCGGTGAAACCACCAAGGCGACCAGCTGGGGCAGTGGCATCGAGAGCATGGGCATCGGCTTCGTGAAGTACACGCTGGGCCCGCACCTGAAGCGGATCAAGGACGAGTTGAACCGCAAGCTGTTCCGCACTCCGCGCTACTTCGTTGAGCACAACGTGGACATGTTCATGGCCGGCGACTCGAAGACGCAGGCCGAGTACTTCAGCAAGGCGTTGGGTGGCCCTGGCACCCAAGGCTGGATGGTCGTCAACGAAGTCCGCCGCCTCAAGAACCTGCCTCCCATCGAGGGCGGCGACAAGCTCTACCAACCGAAAGACCCCGCGCCACCGGCGAAGCCGGACAGCGACGACCCTGAAAGGAACCCTGAAGATGCCGATTCCTAAGTTGCTGCAGCTGGCCAAGAACAACGCCGGCCAGTCCAAGCCCATCCGGGCGGAGACCGAAGGCAAGGAGGCCACGATCTACCTGCACGGCGTCATCGGCGGGTGGTGGGGCGACATTGACGAGACGATGTTTGCCCAGGCTATGGCCGGCATCGACGCGGACGTGATCCATCTGCGCATCGATTCGCCCGGCGGTGACGTGTTTGCGGCCCGATCGATGATGACGGCCATCGCACAGCACAAGGCGACCGTGATCGCCCACGTGGATGGACTGGCGGCCTCGGCTGCCACCGGCATCTGCATGGCCTGCGATGAGGTTGAGATCAGCCAGGGCGCCGGTTTCATGATCCACAACGCCTGGACGGTCGCTATCGGCAACAAGGCCGATATGACCAAGACCGGTGAGCTGCTGGCCAAGATCGATACCGGGCTGGCCGGCGACTACACCCGCCGTACTGGGAAGGATCAGGAGCAGATCGTCCAGTGGATGGACGAAGAGACCTGGTTCACGGCCGACGAAGCCAAGGAACACGGTTTCGCTGATCGCGTGGTGGAGGTCGTCGGCAAGAAGAAGGCATCCAACACCTGGGATCTGTCCGCCTACGACAACGCACCTGCCGCACTGGCCAACCGTACCCCCGAACCCGACGACGGCGCCGCCGCCGCCGCCCACAAGGCCAACCTGTCGCGCCGTCTGGCGCTGCTGGAACGCTCCGCTGCGTAAGCGACTCCCGCCCGCAGTTCATCCCGACCGCCGAAAGGCGGTTTTTTTTCGACACGAGGAAATCACCAATGCCCTTCAACATTCAGGCCGAGCGGGAGCGCCGCACCGCGCTGGCAAAGGAAACCCGCAACCTGCTCGACACCAGCACCGGTGACGGCAACAAGTGGACGCCTGAGAACCAGGCCAAGTACGACAACAACATCGCCGAGATCGAGCGCATCGACGCGGCGATCGAGCGTCATCAGAAGGTCATGGACCTGACGGCCGACGAGGCACTGCGCGAACAGGGCGTGCGTGAGCACGACACTGCCAACCGCGGCGGCCGTGACCTCTCCAACGAGGAGCGCCTGTTCGACCGCTGGGCGCGTGGCGGTGACAGCGCCCTGAGCGCAGAGGACTGGAAGCAGGTCAACGCGGCCATGTCGGGCAACCCGGCCGTCAACCCGGAGCAGGGCGGCTACACCGTTCCGACCACGCTGGCCGAGCAGATCCTGGATGCCCTGAAGGCATTCGGCGGCATGCGCCAGGTGGCTGATGTGTTCAGCACTGCCGGCGGTGAGCCGATGCAGTACCCGACCAGCGATGGCACCTCCGAAGAGGGCGAACTGGTCGCTGAAAACCAGTCGGCGAACGACCAGGATGTGGCCTTCGGCACTAAGGGCCTGCAGGTGTACAAGTACAGCTCCAAGGTGGTGACCGTGCCGTGGGAGCTGCTGCAGGACAGCACGGCCGATATCGCCGGCTTCATCGAGAAGCGCCTGCAGACCCGCCTGGGCCGCGTCACCAACCGCCACTACTCTGTCGGCACCGGCGTTGGCCAGCCGATGGGCGCCTTTACTGCCGCGACGGTGGGCAAGATCGGCGCTGTCTCGGCGCTGCCGATCGTCACCTACGACGACCTGGTCGACCTGGAGCACAGCGTCGATCCGGCGTATCGCCAGCTGGCCAAGTGGATGTTCCACGACGACATGCTGAAGCTGATCCGCAAGGTGAAGGACGACCAGGGCCGGCCGATCTTCGTGCCGGGCTACGAGCAGGGCAACCCGGGTGGCGCGCCGGATCGTCTGCTGAACCGCGATATCCAGATCAACCAGCACGCTCCGGCGCCGGCAGCCGGCGCCACGTCGATCGCGTTCGGTGACTTCAGCTACTACAAGATCCGCGACGTGATGTCCGTGACCCTGTTCCGCTTCAACGACTCGGCCTACGTGAAGAAGGGCCAGGTGGGCTTCATGGCCTGGATGCGCTCGGGCGGCAACCTGGTCGACGTGGGCGGCGCGGTGAAGACCTTCAAGCACGGCGCCGTGGCTTAACAGCCTCGGTCCACCAACGGAGGGGCGCCCCATCTGGGGCGTCCCTTGGAGACGATCATGGCAAAGCAGAAGAACACCCCAGCGCCGGCAGCCGGCAGTCCGCTCGATGCGCCGGAAGCGTCCGCTACCGTGGCCGACGCAGCTACCGGCCAGGGCGAACAGCCGAACGCCGAAAGCCCCGAGGCTGACGCGGTAGCCGCTGTCGGCAAGCCGGAGGCGGATGAGGGTGGAAACAGCCCGGCGCCCGAAACCGTGGACACGGACGACGACGCGCTGCCACCGGATGAAGAACTGGCTCCGTCGAACAGTGAAACCGTGCCGGCGCTGGTGCTCAGCGACAACCACCTGGGCAAGGTCGGCGATGTGATCCAGGTTGAAGCGGCTCACGTTGAGGCGTTGCGCCTTGGCGGGCTGATCGACCCCCACCCCAACGCCATCAAGTCGGCCACGCCGGAGGAATGACCCATGCTGCGCACGTTGACCCCAGCGGCAGAGGAACCCGTGTCGCTGAGTGAGGCGAAGGCGCACCTGGTGGTTATCCACGATGCCGACGACACGCTGATCAGCGCCTTCATCACGGCCGCGCGTGAGTCGGTGGAGCGCACCACGGGCCATGCCTTGGCAGCGGCGTCCTATGAGTGGACGCCGGTCGGCGAGGGCCGTTCTCCGCTGCCGATCGAGCCAGCCACGCTCGACAGTGAGCCGGGCGTCTATCCGGTGAAGTTCACGACTGCACCTGGCCCGCTTCCGGGGCCGCTGCGCGCGGCCGTGCTGTTGTTGCTGGGTGACCTGTACGCCAACCGTGAGGCAGTGGTGGCCGGCTCGCAGCTGGCTGAGAACCCGACGCTGGACCGGCTGATGTTCCCCTACCGCCGGGTGCTGCCATGAGACGGGCGGGCAAGTACCGGCATCGCATCGAGCTTCAGGACTACGGCCCGGTGCGCGATCCGCTCGGCGGGGACAAGAAGCAATGGCGCTCGTGGCGGGCTGACGTACCGGCAGAAGTAGTGCCGCTCTCGGGTCGAGAGTTCACTGCGGCCTCGGCAGAGCATGGAGAAGTGACTGCACGCATCGAGATCCCTTACCTGCCCGGGGTAGTGCCGACCATGCGCGTGGTGTTCGACGGGCGGATGTACGCGATTCGTGCGGTGTTGCCGGATGCGACGGCACGCGGGCATATCACGCTGATGGTCGATGCTGGGGTGTCCGATGGCTGAGCAGGTGAAGATCGACGGCCTGGACGGCCTCCTGCGTTCACTGCGGGAGGCACCCAAGGCGATTCAAGGGCGAGCCGTGCAAGCCGGTATGCGCAAGGGCGGCAACGTCATCCGCGACGACGCCCGGCGGCGGGCTCCGAGAGCATCGGGGTTCATGGCTTCGCAGATCGTGACGCGCAGAGCGAACACCAAGAACCGGCAGCGCGCTGGTGTTGGCCAAGGTGGTGAGTACTTCACGGTTGGAGTTAAGACCGGTCGCCGCCGCAAGTACGCCAACACCAAGCGCAACCGGCGCCGCGGCCGCGTCGGGAAGGTCTATGAGGAGGCGGGCTGGGCCTATTACTGGCGCTTCAAGGAATTCGGCACCAGGAAGATGAGAGCCGAGCCGTTCCTCACGCCGGCAGGCGAGGCCAAGGGGCCGGAGGCGGCGCAGGTGATCATCAATGAAACCTGGGCGGCGCTGGACAAGCAGCTGAAGAAGGATGGCTGGCGATGATGGTTCCCCTGATCCAGTCTCTGCTGCAGGGTGATGCAGCCGTTCGGCAAGTGCTGGGCGACCCGATCCGGTTGTGGCCGGGCACCGCGCCGCAGGATGCCGCACTGCCCTACTCGACGTGGGAAGTGGTCGGCGGTTCGCCCACCGCGATGCTGTCCGAGGCGCCGCCGGCTGACGGCTGGCGGGTCCGCTTGACCGTATGGGGCGAGAACCTCAGCCAAGCCAACGGTGTTGCCGTCGCCATCCGCGATGTGGTGGAGCGCGTGGGCAGCATCGAGTCGTACAACCCGACGCCGGATAGCGACGACACGGATGCGATGGGCATTTCATTCGACGTGCGGCTGCTGCAGCTGCGCTGATCGGTACAACGGCAACCCACCGGCCCCGCAAGGGGCCTTTTTCATGCCCGGCGACGGGCGCAACGCAAGGAAATCCCTATGGGACAGGTAATCAAGTCGAAGCACTCCCAGCTGTTCGTCGCCATCGGCGCGGCCGAGGTCATCAAGGTGACCCGCCTGCGTTCGGTCGGCTTCCCCGATGGCCAGGCATCGGAGATCGATATCTCCGACTACGACGACGACTGGGACCAGTTCGTCGCCGGTCGTAAGCAGACCGGCAGCACCAGCATCGAGATCATCTACGACAGCGTCGACCACGAGAAGCTGGAAGAGCTGCATGAGACCGGTGCCGTCGTGAACTGGCTGGTGACCGCGCCGAAGTCGGAAACCGAAGGAGCGGCGAAGCCGGCAGCAGTCGCCGGGAAGATCACCCCGCCCACTGACGTGCTGTCCAAGCAGTTCGACGGCTTCGTGCAGAACTTCGCGGTGACCAGCCAGGACAACGACGTCTGGAAGGCGACGATCACCATCCGCGGCTCCGGCGCCGTCACCACGCACCGCCCGGCGCCGTAAGGCTGCGGCAACGGCGTACACCCAGGCCCGCTTCGGCGGGCCATCTCTCTGACGGGGCGCGCGGATCCTCCGCGTGTTAGCCGTGCGCGGCCCGCGCGCCCTGTCGCCATTCGAGGAAACGGCCAATGAGCAAGACCAACGACACCCCCCAAGCCCTGCCGCAGCAGCCTCTGAGCGTCCTGCAGTCGTTCACCAACTTGGGCATGTTCGCGTCCAAGGACGTGCACGCCGACACGATCACCCTGCCCAACGGAGCCAAGGCGCAGTTCCATGTCCGCGAGCTGCCGGATGCGGAGTTCCGCAAGCTGTGGGGTGAAGGCGACCGCGCCAAGCTGATCGCGGCAACCATTTGCGACGAGGACGGCAAACCGGTCATGAACGTGACGCAGGCCGCCCAGCTCAAGCCGCTGGTTGCCGCTGAGCTGCAGCGCGTGGCCATGAAGCATTCCGGCTTCGGCGAGGATGCTGCGCAAGCTCAGGCCGACGCGGGAAACGGCTAAGGCAGCGCGGCGAGGACTGGTTCTGGAAGGTCCTCGCCGGCCACCTGCATCGCACGGTGGCGGAGCTGCAGGCGAGCATGTCGCGCCGGGAGTTCCTGGAATGGTGGGAGTTCCACAAGCGGAACCCCATCGACCCTGTGAGCCTGTACATCAAGCCCGCTGCCTTCGCCGCGTATATAACCGCCTCGCACAGCCAGGGCGGGACAAAGCGCTCCTTTCAGCACTACCTCGACGCTCTCGTGCCACGGTCCGATGAGGACGAGGCGCAGGACTGGTTCGATGGACTGGGATGACCATGACCGACACTTTCGGGCGGTTCGCCGCCACGCCCATTGGTCCGTTACTCGCTGCGCGAGATGGCGGGCTTACCCTGGCCACCACCGGCGCCACCACGTTGGCCAGCCACGCGCGCTCCGACTTCGGCCTTAATGCCGGGACGGTGGGCGTGGAGTTTGCGGCGTGGGGCGATGACGCCCTTGCAGCCCTCGTAGGCTTCGCCACCGGCCACGCAGCGCTGAATAAGGCGCTGGGTGCGGATCTCGCCAGCATCGGCTGGGACCTCGACGCCGGGCGCCTGCTGCAGGCCGGAGGAGCGATCGCCACTGGCCTGCCGGCGGTGACCCACGGCGACATTGTCGGGCTGCAGGTCGTGTTCTCGACCCCTCGCCAGCTGCGGCTCTACCTCAACGGCGCGCAGATCCTGGTGCGCGAGCTGCAGCTGTCCGGGCCGCTGTTCTTCGCCGCGTCACTGGCCGCCACCAAGGCGGGCGGGCTGTGCCTCGCGGTCAACGCAGGGCAGTGGGGGCCGCGAAGCGAGGCGGCGGCCGCTGGCTGGCGGTTGCCCGCTGCATCCGTCAGCCCGACCCGGCTGGCCGACGTGGACTGGCTGTCCGCGCCCGGCGACAGCCCGGCGAATGCCCGTTACGAGGGGTTGGTGGCCGAGGGCGTCAACCTGATCCAGGAGCTGGCGTTCTGGCCGTGGGGGGGAGAACCGGTGTCCCAGGCAGCGGCCGCCGAGTGCGTCGTGGTCGATGCGGATGGCCTGCTGGACGGAATGGCGGGCACTGGAGTCTCTGGCAGTTCGGTGCAGATCCTGCTGGCACCCGAGAACGGGATGCGGGCCGACGCGGTCCCGGCCTTCCGTTGCGCGATCGAGCAGATCGAGATCAACGACGACGGCACCAAGACGCTGCACCTGCGCGATGCGCACGACTACCTGGACGAGACCATCAACTGGGGCGTATTTCTGCCCAATGTCGCGTCACTGGCATGGAAGCCTCAGCCGGTGGTGATTGGCGCGGTGGCCAGCATTCCGGCCATGGGCGCCAACTCAGACGCAACATCGATGTTCGTCGCTGACAGCCGGATCTACGTCAATGCGGTTATGGACCGCGGCGACCTGATGGAGATCAACACCTACAACGAGGCCCCGGACGGTCAGCAGTTGCTGCTGAAGTCGCCACCGGTGACGCCGGTGGTGGTTGACGCCTCCAGCATCGGCGCGGGCATGATGCCGGCGCGGTTGGAGCAGGCGGTGGGTGATGTGATGGCCCGGTTGGGGCGGGCGGCGTGGTCGGCCAGCGACTGCGCGGTGATCGACCAGGCCACGGGCTACATGGGTATCGGCTACTACGCGGGCACCGCCATTACCGGCCGCGCCGCGCTGAATGCCCTCCTGCCCAGCTACGGCGCCGGCTGCTATCAGGATCCCGCTGGAGTGCTGCGCTTCGTCCGCGTGACCGCGCCCGAGGCCCACGCCGGAGCGTTCGCCTTCGACCTGTCGGAGGATGATCTGGCTGCTGATTTGGTCATGGTGCCCGATGATGCTCCGAACCTGACTCGACGCATGGCCTACCGACCCAACGGCCAGGCGCTGGGCGCGTCAGACCTGGTCACCGACGTTGTCGACGTGCCGCAGTCCCGGCGCGATGAACTGACCGGTCTCTACCGGGGGCAGGTGTATGGTGCTGGTCCGCTGCACGCCCACTACCAGCGGGCAGAGGCGGCTGACCCGGTCATCTCGTTGTTCTGGCATGCGGCCGACGCGCAACAGGAGATTGAACGTGTCCTCGGCCTGTACCAGGTGCAGCGCCACTTCTACCAGCTGGCGGTGCGCGGTGATCAGGACTTGGCGCCGCTGCCTGGACAGATCGGCCGGATCACCTATGGACGTTACGGCCTCGACGACGGCAAGCCGGTGCTGGTGCGCCGTGTAGAGCGCAACCCTGCCACGGGGGACGTGGTGCTGACGGTGTGGGGATGATGACGTGTTGATTGGATATGGCATGCCGGCAGTCGCGACGGTGACCCTCACCGGTGGCACGTGGTTGAGTGCGGACCAGGGATCTGCGCTCTTCGACGGAAAGCCTGGCAGGGCGTCGCGCATCCGCCGCACCAGTTCGCTGGCGATCACGATCACCCTGGCCGAGGCCGTTGTGCCGGGGATCATCGCGATTCTCGGCCTCAACATCCCGCCCGGCGTGCAGGTCAGTGCCGCCGGAGCCATCGGGACCACCGTGCGTCTGCCTGACGGCAGCGTCTGCGCCTGGCTGTTCCCGCAGGCCAGCGCCTTGGTCTCGGTGGTGTCTGTGGAGATCGCCACCACCGCCACCAACGTGGACGTGGGCGAGATTGCAATCTTCCGGGCGGTGGACGTTGGTATCAAGGACGGCTGGGCCGTGGCCACTATCGACTCCAGCGTTCATGCCCGGACCAAGGGAGGCCAGGTTAATACCGTTCCCGGGGCGCTGTACCGCCGCCTGACCTGCACGCTGTCGGGCCGCTCCACGCCGGTAGTGCGCGGCGGTGGGCTGGGCGGAACCGATTGGGAGACGGTGGCCGCCGCGATCGCGGGACGCCGGCGCTCTTGCGTTGTGCCGCAGTACCGGGACATGGTCAGCAAGGCGTTCGATCCAGCATTGGCGGCGCGGACCGCCCTCTACGGCTTCCCGACCCAGTTGCCCAGTGCCGAGAACATCAGCCGGCAGTACTTCACCGGGTACATGGAATTCGAAGAGGTTCCGGCGTAGCTGTTTGTTGAGGCTCTAAGAGAGTGCGAGAATCGGCGTGGAAGACTGACACGGGGAACGCAATGAGAAATCCAATGGCTTTGACAGCGGCTGCAGTCGTGCTGGCCTCGGGGATGCTCCTTGCCTCCTGTGGCGGCACGTCGCCAGAGCAACGCGCCTACCGCGAGGCGAGCAAGAATTGCCAGCAATGGGTCAAAGAGTCGGCCAAGAACCCATCCTCGGCGAAGATCCCGCAACCGGCCTCAGTCCGCAGCGCCAGCGGTCAAATCATCGTACAGTGGGAGCATGGTGATGGGCTGACGCTGATGAACGGTTTCGGCGCAAACGTCGACTCCACCGCGCGATGCACCATGTCGTTGGATGGCCACTTCCTGAAGGAGCTGGTGATCAACGACGAAGTGATCCGAAGATCGTCCTCCGACTGAGCGATCGTCAACAGAAGCCGCCCAATGGGGCGGCTTTTTTGTACCCATCTCGGCCCGCCATGTGCGGGCTTTTTTTGTGGATGATGGCATGAGCCTTTACACCCTTACCGTAGACCTGTTGCTGAAGTCGGGTTCGTTCGAGAGAGACAGCGGGAAGGCCGCGCGTGTTGTAAAGCGCGACATGGAGACAATCCAGGCATCAATGTCGGATGCTTCGCGTCGTGGCGCGGATGAGGTGTCTGCTGGATTCCGCCGCGTGGCCTTCGAAGCGGTTGGGATGACCTCGGCCTTGGCGGCGGTGAAAGCCGTGATTGGGAAGGCCGATGAGTGGACCAACCTGAACAACCGGCTTCGTCTCGTCACCAAAGACCAAGCGGCGTTCGTCGCTGCCCAGCAAGACGTTGTGCAGATCGCCAAGGCTACGCGGCAGCCGCTCGGTGCGACTGCCGAGCTGTATCAGCGCATCGCAATGAATCAGGACGCACTGGGGCTTTCCGGAGCGGGTCTTGCGCGAGTCGTCGAGACCATCAGCAAAACGATGGTGATCAGTGGCAGCAGCGCGGCAGCGGCCGAGGGCGCGTTGATTCAGTTGGGGCAGGCGTTCGCATCTGGCGCACTGCGGGGTGAGGAACTGAATTCAGTGCTGGAAGGCGCTCCGGCACTCGCGCAAGAGATTGCTAAGGGGCTGAATGTCCCGATGGGCAAGCTGCGCGAACTTGGCCAAGCCGGAAAGTTGAGCGCTGACCAGGTAATCAACGCTCTCCAGCGCCAGGCCAGTGCAGTTGACGACGCGTTCGGCAAGATGGACGCGACGGTTGGCCAGTCACTGACCCTGCTCAACACCAATCTTTCGGAGATGATCGGGCGCGCGGACGATGCGACTGGCGCCTCCCAAGCACTTGCAGCTGGCATTGGCCTGCTGGGTAGCAATCTTCAGACGGTCGCCGTTGCCAGCGCCGCAGTGGCCTCCGGCCCATTGGTGAAGGCGCTTCTGTCGCGGGTGGCGGCGGCAAACGCCGCGGTCGCTGCAGATCGCGCTGCAGCTGCGCAAAGTCTGGCAGCCGCTCAGCAGTTGGAGCTGCGTACGCGAGCGGCAATGCTGGATGCTCAGGCCGAAGCCCGCCGGATGCAGGTGATCGGCGGAAGCGTTTCGGTAAGTGCCAAGGCTGCTGCCGCGACGCTCGAGCACAGGCAGGCGACGTTGCTGCTCGCGCAAGCGCAGGCTCAGGCCGCGACGGCCAATGCCGGTTGGCTGGCGCGTGCTGGTTCGGCGACGTTGTCTGTGCTTGGTGGCCCCGCAGGCATCGTTACGATGCTGGCGACGGCGGCAGCCGGCTGGCTGCTCTTCCGGGACAACACCAACACAGCGGCGGCGGCGCTCATTGACTTTGGCGGCGCTGCTGACACCGCCATCGAGAAGTTCCGCGAACTCAATCGCCAACAGCAGGCCGGCGAGATTTTGCGCCTACAGAAGGAGATCGATGCGAACTATCGAACCATCACGGGTTCCATCACCGAGATGGTTGCGGCTGCTACAAACTTCTCCACCGCCGGCCAGGCATCTGCGTTCATCCAGGAGACGGAACGGCTGGACGCGGCATTCAAGGCCGGCAAGATCAGCGCGGATGATTTCGCGAGCGGCCTGGACGCGGCCTGGAAGGCGATGATTGACGGTTCGCCGGCGGCTGCTGCCGTGGCCAAGAGCCTCACGGAAGAAACCGCTGCCGCGGCGACTGCTGGCAGGGAGGTCGATCGTAAGCGTGCGATCCTCGACGCCTTCACGGGCAGCAGTACTCAGGCGAAGAGCGCAACTGACGCCCTGTCGGGTTCGTTCAACGTTCTGGGAGACTCGGCAGGCGCGGCTGGCAAGCGCATCGCGTCGGCAATGCAGTCGCTGCCGGGTCAGCTCGCCCGCGTGGGCAAAAGTGCTGCCGAAGTTGCAAAGCTGGACGTGAACGACTGGTTCAAGGAGGCCCAAGCCAGCGGCGTCGACTTCTCCAAGCGCGATGACCCCAAGGTCAAGCAGTACATCGAGCAGGGCGCACAGTACATCCGGCTCCAGACGGAGCTGGCCGCTGCGCAGAAGAACTTCACGGAGTCGCGCAAGGCGTCGGCAGCCGCTGAGCGCGCAGGCGCCAAGGATCGCAAGGCAGACGCGGAAGCGATCAAGCGCTACAACGAGCAGGCTGCAATGGCCGCGGCAACGATGGCCGGGCCACTGGCCGAGGCCACCGAGCGACAGAAGCAGCTCGAGGACAAGCTGAAGGAAGCGCTGAAGGAAGGGCGCATCGAGCGGGCCGCGTACAACACGCTGGTCCTGGAGTCGCAGAAGGCGTTGGAGCAGTCCAGCGCGGAGATCAAGAAGGCCCTGGCCAGCCCCGAGGCGCTGCTTGCGACGATGGATGCCGAGGTCGCCATGCTCGGCAAGGTCGGCCGTGCGCGCGAGCTGTCGCGGCGCGAGATGATGAACGAGCGGGACATGCGGCAGGAGCTGCAGAAGGCGGTGGAGGCCGCTGGCGGCAAAGAGGCGCTGGCGCTGTCCAAGGGGGCGGCGAGCTACGAGCAGTACGAGCAGTCCATGCTCGGCGCCGCCCGGGCATCGGCTGATCTGTCGCTGTGTGCGGAGGAGGCTGCTGCCAATGTTGAGGCGTGGGCCGGCGTGGTCATCAATGGCGTAGGCGATGCCGCTGACGCCATGGCCGACTTCGTTGCCGGCGGCATGCGGGACTTCGACAACCTGTGGGACGACCTGAAGGATGCCGCCAAGCGCGGGCTGCGTGACCTGGCCCGCGAGTTCCTGCAGCAGAAGCTGGTGATCCCGATCCAGACGCAGATCCTCAACGGGATGAACGGGCAGGGGGGTGGCTTGAACCTGCAGAGTCTGATGGGGTTGTTCGGCGGCAATGGCTCTGCGGCCGGCGGCCAGAACGTGAGCACGGTGGCCGGGCTGCTTTCCAAGGGCCAGGGCCTGTTCGGGTTCGGCCGTTCCGCCGGGGCCGCAGCGGGAACCCTGACAGGCTTCGGCGACGTGACCAGCATGGCCGGGATGACCGGTTCCAGCTTCTCCGGGTTGATCGGTGGTGGCAGTGCAGGAGCCGGCGCAGGTGCGGCTGGTGCAGGCGCTGCTGGCTCAGCAGCGGCGGCGGTCCCCATCATCGGCTGGATCGTCGCCGGCATGATGAAGAACGCCCAGCTGTTCGACCAGGGCTGGAACATCGCCAACGGTGAGAGCTGGGCCGGCAAAATCGCCACCGCTGGTGCGGTCGGCTTGGCCGACAAGGGGTTCCGTGCTCTGGGCTTCAACGACAAGGTCGCGTCGATCCTGTCCGGCTCCAGCATCCACGCCAAGCTGTTCGGCCGTCAGGCGCCCAAGGTCACCGGGCAGGGCATCACCGGTAGCTATGGCTTCGGCGGGTTCGACGGCCAGAGCTATGCCGATATCAAGGCCAAGGGCGGTCTGTTCCGCAGCGACAAGAAGTGGACACAGTTCGGCGCGCTGGACCCTGGCATCGATCGCACGTTCGATATGGCCGCGCGCCAGGTCCGCGGTGCTGCAACCGATCTGGCCAAGCAGCTGGGCGTCGATCTGACCCAGCAGTTGGCCGGTGTACGGGTGAGTCTGGGCAAGCTGCAGCTGTCGGCGGACTCCGCCGAGGCCAAGTCGCAGCTGGAGGCGTATCTCGGTGACATGACCAACCGGCTGTTCACCGAGGCGGTCAAGGCTGCCGGCTTCGGAGGCCAGCTGGATGGCTACTTCGAGGCGTCGGATGTATTCAACGCGCTGAGCGCGTCGATCGCACTGGCGGTGGGCAATGCCGATGAGCTGGGCCGCGCCCTCAATGGGATGGAGGTCGACAAGGTCAACAAGGCGGTGGACTACTTCCAGGACCTAGCCAGCGTCGCCGGCACAGACCTGGCCACCCAGGTCGAGAAGGTGACCGGGCTGCTCGGCAACTACGCCAGCCTCATGGCCGATGTGAGCACCCAGCTGATGACGGCCAACCTGACGCAGTACCAGTCGCAGGCGCTGTCGATCGAGCGCACGTATCGCCAGCAGGTGAAGTCGGCCAACGACTACGTCAAGGCGCTTGGCTTGTCCGGCGCTCGGGCGGAGGACCTGGCCAAGATCGAGGCGCTTCGTGCCACCAACATGGGCAAGCTGCAGGCGCAGATCGACAAGGACAAGAAGGCCATGCAGTACGGCCTGTCGATCAGTGACCTTTCGCCGCTGACGGACCAGGAGAAGCTGGGCGAGGCGATGAAGGAACTGGAGCGGGCGGTGTCCGGTGGCGACACCAGCGCCGCGCAGGCGGCCGCACAGGCAGCGCTGGGCTTTGGTCGGAATCTCTACGCCAGCGGGCAGGACTACAACAGCCTGTACGGCCGCGTGAGCGGCCTGATCGACGGCATGAAGGTCGGCGACCTCAACCAGACGGACGGCACGAGCATGGGGGCGCTGGCGGACGCGATCGAGGCGCTGCCGGACAACTTCAGCCGGGCCGTGTTCAACCTGGTCGTTAACAACGACGCCCAGACACAAACCACCGCCGCCGTGCAGCAGAGCAACGCTCTGCTGGCAGAGCAGAACCAGCTGCTCCGCCAACTCGTGTCCACCACTACCCAGGGCGTACGCAACGCCAGCAGTTCAGCGCTGCGCGAAGCACTCAACGCGAGGTAATCAGCAATGCAAGCAAGGAAACTCACGCTGGTGGAAATCGGCGTGGGCGGGCTGCCGTCTGCGTGTCCGGTGGCGCCGCGCTTTTCCACGTGGTTCCCGGTGCCCTTCAAGGCGCCGGACGTGCCGCCGGCGAACGGGGTCAATCCCACGCCGGTAGCCGACGGCGTCGTGCTCGAATGGGACGCCGTCGATCTGGAGGGTGTGATCTACGTCATCTCGCGCAGCGAGAGCCAGGACGGCCCTTGGACGGAGATCCACCGCACCACCCAGACGCGATACGTCTATAGCGACGGCAGCGGCAAGACGTGGTGGTTCCAGATCACCCCGACCGTTCGCGGCAAGACAGGCGTCGGAACCGTGGTGGGCGCTGCTCCGCCTACCACTTCGAAGGACCTGGCCGAACAGCAGGCCAAGCTGACGGCGGAGATCAGTGCCCGCATCCAAGCGATCGCAGACGAGGCAGCTGCTCGCGCCGCCGGCCTGGCGCAGGCGGCACAGGACTTGGTCGCCGAGGCCCTGCTGCGGCAGCAGGGCGTGACCGAAGCCATGCAGGCGATCAGCGCCGAGGCCCAGGCCCGGATCGATGCACTGCTAAACGAGAAGATGGCGCGCGAGGCGGCGATCAGCCGCGAGGAGCAGCTGCGGCAAAGCGCCGATGAATCGTTGGCGCGCGCGGTGTCGGAGGTCGCGGCCGGCAGCGGGACGCAATTCGACAGCATCAAGCTTTGGCCGTTCAATCAGACCATTGAAGGGTGGACGGGCAACGGTGCGCCCACCCTCGTGGATGGCTGGCTGCGGCCCGCCAACCACGCCACCGCACCTTGGGTACAGTCGCCGGTGGCCTTGGCCGTCGACGGCAGCGCCTATCGCTTCGTCAAGCTGCGCGTGAAGCGTGTGGGCAACCCGGCGTGGGGCGGATCCCTACAGTGGATCACGACCACGGATCAGGCATGGAGCACGCAGAAGCGCGCCGTCATCCCGGAGCCGGCGTGGGACGCCAGCGGAGTGGCCACCGTGGACGTGCAGGATATTGCCTGGTGGCCGGCTACGGTCGACGCCATTCGCCTGCAGCTGGGCACCGAGCAATCGGTGGCCAACTACTTCCTGATCGACTACGTCGCTGTCGGACGCCCGCAGCCTGGGGCGTCCGTGGCGGTGGTTCAGGCCGAAACGGAGGCCCGGATCTCGGCCGATGCTGCCGAGGCCGCCCAGCGCAACACGCTGGCGGTGCAGATCCGAGGCAACTACACCGGCTCGGACCCGCTCCAGTTGACCTCTGGCTTGGCGTACGAGGAGCTGAAGGCCCGCGTTGCGGCAGATGCCGCGCAGGTGCGGCGCATCAGCACCATGGAGGCCAGGATGCCCGCGGGGGAGGGTGCGCTTGCTACTGCTGCGTCGGTCACATCGCTCGAGGAGGCCACGGCGACCACGACCGGTGCGCTGGCGCAGTCGATCACGACCATCAATGCCTCGCTGCCGGCGATCATTGACCAGGGCAACAACAACGCTCAGGCGATATCAGATCTCAGCACCAAGGTTACCCAGCATGACGAGACGATCACGTCGCAGGCAGGGCTGATCACCGCTTTACGCAGCGATGTGACCGATTTGGCTGGAACAACTGCGGCCAACACCACCGCCTTGCAGCAGCTGACGACGCGCGTCACAACCGCCGAGGACAAGATAGAGACGACCTCGCAGCAGATCACCCAGCTGCAGACCGGCGTTGATGGGGTGAATGCCAAGGCAGATGCCAATGCCGCTGCAATCCAGGGGCTCACCGCGACGGTCACTCAACAGGGCCAGAAACTGGAGGCGACGGCTCAGGACCTGACCAGCCTGAAGACGCAGGTTGGTGACGTGAACGCCACCGCGTTCAACCAGCTGCAGACCACTGTGGTCCAGCAGGGGACCACGCTGGATGCTACAGCTCAGGATCTGACTCAGCTGAAAACCCAGGTTGGCGACGTGAATGCGACCGCGGTGAACCAGCTGAAGACTCAGGTGCAGCAGGACGGCGTCAAGATCGACGCGAACGCCCAGGCGATCCAAGGCCTCCAGGTGAAGGTGGATGGCTACCCAGATGCGGCTGTGTTGCAGAGCATGGAAGCCAGCATTGATCAATTGGGTGGCGGTAACCTCCTGCCGAACGCTACGTTCACCTCTGGCCTTGATGGTTGGCCCAACTACTGGGCGCCGGAGGACACTCGCGGCCTGACTTGGTGGACCTCGACTAGCTCGCAGGACGCCGGTGTTCCGATTGGCAGCACGGCCCTGATCACGGCGGGCACACCGGACCGCGCGGGCTCGTTGCTTCAGTGGTGCAACGCCATCACGGCGGAAGTGGGTAAGTGGTACATGGCTTCGGCGTATGCCTCAGGCAACCGATACGTCCAGGTGGCGTTGGAGTTCATGGATGCCAACGGCAACAGCTTGGGGTCCTCGCGTTCGCCCGAAGCCGGCACGCCAGGCGGTGGGCAGCACCTGTCCAGCTATAGCCGGCACTACGTGAAGATGAAGGCACCGCCGGGCACAACTCGCGTCTGGATGTTCCTCATCACCCGTTGGACCTCGCCGGTTGCGACGTTCACCCGATGGGTGCGTCCGATGTTGGCAGAGGCCACTGAGTCGCAGGGAGCGCCGGGCCCGTGGTCCGCTGGCGGTATGGAGACCATGGCGTCCTGGTCCATCAACGTCCGTACGGACGGCAAGGTGGGTGGCCTGAGGGTCGCCAGCACTAACGGTGTGTCTGCGTTCGACGTGCTGGCTGACGTGTTCCGTGTGTCGTCACCGAGCGGCGGTATGCGCACGGAGTACAGCGACGGAAACTGGCGTGTCTACGACCAGAACGGGCGCCTGCGTATGCGATGGGGCGTTGTGCCGTGATCAACCAAGAAGGGCTGGGAACTCGGCTCTCCGCAACCGACAGGAGGCGGCATGCAGATTGTGATGGAAGTGAACGATGAGAACGGCAATCGGCTATGGGACCTCGCCAGCCGGTTGGGCCTGCTGTGCGGTGTGGCGTGGTCGGATGCAACGCCTGGCAATGGCTTTGCTGCCAATCTGCCGCCTGGGGAGTTCTTCTATATCCCCATCATTCCCTCCGACTCGCTTGGCTACGTTCCCGTGGTCGGTTACGCGAATGGGCGGGTGTACTGGGCACTGAACAAAAATGGCAGCGGTCAGTTCGTCGGCACTATCAAGCCGGTCAAGTTCTACTACGGAGTGCGATGATGGCAAAGGCAGCGGTGGAGATTCTGAGCGACGCTGGGACCATGCTGATTAGCGAGGACACCCCGTCGCTCGTACTGAAGCGGAAAATACGCATCGACGTGTCTCCGGTGATCTACCCCGGCAACAACCCGGGAGGCAACTGGAAGTATGCGGAGATGGTGATCAATGCCGAGGCCCCGATGGTGGCATTCATCGGTGACCCGTATCCGTTCTTCCCTCAGCTTCAGGAGATCGGCGCAAACCAGTTCAGGCTGACGCTGTGGACGAACACGCCCGCGCGCCTGCAGGGCTGGGCCTACGTGTTCGATCGCCCCGCCAACGAGGATGCGCAGTATCTGGCACTGTGGGATGCGAACGGCCGTCTGACGTATGCGCTGGGCGCAAAGCCCATGCGGATCATCGGTGTGGGTGGCGTCTTTCCCAATGGTGGTATGGAAGAGGACAGGTTCCCTGACTTCACCGGCAAGACGGTCGCCGGGGTGATCTGCGCGCCGGCGACCAGCACGTTCCAGAACAGCTTCACCGTGATGGGGATCGGCAACGGGCAGGGCGTTAGCGGGAAGCACGGCCTGTTCGGTAACGCCATCACCATTCCGAAGATCGGAACAGGCGGCTCGCCAAACCAGGCCGTGGTCGGGATCGTGATGGCGGTTGACGTAACGAACTACTGATCTGCCGCGATCACATGGCCTGCACGTGAGCCGGCGCCAGATGAGGGCATGTGCTATTCCGCCCAGATCACCGCCGCCTATCAGAAGCTGGTCCGGATGACCGGCGCCACCCTGTCGCTGCAGGAGTTCGCCGCGCTCTACGCGCACGACCCGGGCAAGAAGCGGCCCAAGACGCCGAAGGCCATGGATGACGCCTTCCGGGCCGGCGTGAGCCCGGCAGAGCTGGCGGTCTGGGCAGAGGTCGAGCAGTGGAACCGGGCCGAGGCCGCCCTCCTGGAGCAGGAGCTGTTCGCCAACCGGAAGCGGCTGGCCGACGCTGAGCGCGCGCTGCAGGTGAAGGAGACGAAGAAGGCCCGCGAGGACGTGCGGATTGCCGGCAACAAGATCGAGCGGGCCAAGGCTCGGCTGGCGGATCTGCAGCGCCTTGAGCCAAAGGACCGTGACAGCCGCATCTTTCCCGGCGTCTATGCCCCGGTGATCGTTTCCGAAGCAGGGAAGATGGTCATCAAGCCGATGCGCTACCAATGCCGACTGGCCGGGAAGCCGGCCAACTACGACCAGCGCTTCCCCGGCACCTACAACGCCCGTCGCGACAGCCTTGAGAAGTTCTGGGCGCCGGCGTTCGGCCACACCCACGGGCTGATGGTGGTGGACACGTTCTACGAGAACGTCGAGGGGCCGGACGGGAAGAACCAGGTGGTGCAGTTCACGCCGCGCACTGGCGAGCCCATGCTGGTAGCGTGCCTGTGGTCGCACTGGGAGGATCCGGCTGGCAAAGAGCCGGACCTGCTGTCGTTCGCCGCCATCACCGACGACCCTGAGCCCGAGGTGGCCGCGGCCGGCCACGACCGGACCATCATCAACATCAAGCCCGAGCACGTGAATGCCTGGCTCAACCCGGACCCGGCAGACCTTACCGCGCTGTACCGGATCTTTGACGACAAGCGGCACCCGTTCTACGAGCATCGATTGGCGGCGTAGGGATAACCCCGAACGTCAGCGGGTGGTTGCCCGATACCGAGCGTCCGCCGGTCCGGGCATTCTGACTGTGCCGGATCCGGAGCCGCAGGCAGCTCAACCCGGGGGCGCGTGAGCAGCGCCGCGCCGGCACCCATCCCGAACGATTCAGGCAGGTCGCTGCCGCGTTCGCAGGACGTGCGACGGCCGGCTGTATCCTCCCGGCCATGCCGCTCCCCGCCGACTTCAACTGGACGACCAGGTCCGCCAGCCGCCCGGATGAACCCCTGACCGTGATCGCCTGCCACGGGGTGTGGGTGGTGGCTATGGCCCAACGGGTGAACGACGGCATCTGGATTGCCTCGCTGGATCGGCATCGGCATGGCCCTGGCGGTCCGTTCCGCTGGTGCAGCAGCTACGAGCAAGGCCGGGCAGGGGCTGAGCTGTGGGTGGCCAGGCACGAGGCACGACTGCGCGAGGACTTGGCCAAGATCCGGGAATACCGGGAGGCGATCGCGGGTAATCGCCTACTGAAGGACAGCCTGAAGCCGCCGTTCGGATGGATGGGATAG